AACAGAGGATTTCAAAGCAGGAATCTTTTTAGGTGAAACACATATATGGGAAGAACGAAGAAGAGATTGGATTAGAACACCATTAGGTGGATTTATAAACCATTCAGAAGACCCAAATTGTTATATTGCTACAAACATTCATTATCACAATGGAGACCAAAGAGAACTATATACAATAAAACCAGTGTATGAGGGTCAAGAATTAACAGTATATTATACACTGTTACAGGAGTAATTATGGAAGAACCAATTGTAAAACCAATATTTTCAATACCTATGTTAATAAATAATATAGATTATGATTATGAAATACCATCATCAAAAACTTTTGAAGATGATTATAATCCTAATTCACCAAAAGGCCCAAATTGTATTGAGATTAAAGAACCAGATTTAGAAGAATTAATTCTAGAACAAGGTAAAATAATAACTAAAGAAAGTGGTTTTGTAGACCAACCAATGCAGATAACTCAAATGTGGTTAAACAAATATAATGAATCTAGACCTCATTTACCAATGCATTATCATCAAAATTGTGCATGGACTGGAACTTGGTATCCAGAAGATGCATCTCATACCATACAATTTTTAAATCCTAACGCTGCAAGTCAAAACATGCATCTTCCAGAGAAAGAATTTGAAACAGATGTTAATATAGACTTTGCAGTTTTTAGATGTCAGAAAGGACAAGTAATTATCCATCCATCGTGGTTAGGACATTCAGTATATTGGGAAGGTAAAAAACCATCATACTCTATATCATTTGATATAGCATATAAACTTCCAATAGGAAATAAAGAATATGGGAGTTATAATGATGGTCAATAATAGTGCAATTTTAACAAGAGACGAATACAGAGAGTTCAACGATAGAGTTGCTATACTACAAGGTAAGGGTTATGAACTACCATTTGAAGTAGAATTCTTGAAAAAAGATGACACATTTAAAGTCACGATTCATGGTAAACACGATATCGATGAACTTGATGCCATGACAGAGGATGTAAAACCACAAAGAATATTTCCATGAAGACATTTGAATTATTAGATTATGGATTTGAATCTTTACCTACAGAGAATGTAGATGGTAAAAGATATTACATTACACCAACAGGTGAAAAGTATCCATCGGTAACATCGGTTACTGGATTGATGAATAGAAAAGGTATCCAAGAATGGAGAAAGAGAGTTGGTGCTGAGAAAGCAAATAAGATATCAACTCAGGCTGCAAGACATGGAACATCTGCACACCAATTGTTTGAAGACTACATTAAGAATGATAACTTTGAAGAGAAATTCAAGTCTGCAATGCCCACAACACAACAAGCATTCATATCTCTGGAAAAAGAATTAAATCAAATAGGAACTGTTCATGCACTTGAAGCTCCATTGTATTCTCATGAACTACAACTTGCTGGTAGAGTAGATTGTATTGCAGAGTATTTTGGTGACGAGATTTCAATCATAGATTTTAAAACCAGTGCAAAACCTAAAGAAAGAAAATGGATACAAAACTATTTTATACAAGAAACTGCATATGCAAAGATGTTTGAAGAACTTACAGGTAAGAAGATTCATTCACTAATTACAATGATTGCAGTGAGTACAGGTGAAAGTCAGTTGTTTGTAGAAAAACCGAGTGAGGATTACTACACCAAGTTATTAGAACTTAGAGACAGTTATAAAATGGAGTATGGTTACTAGGTTTTAGTAACTTGCCATCCACATTATTAGAAATGGTATTGCTAAAGGTGCTAACATAAAAAATGAGAATGAAAAGTAGTCTCGAATTTTATCACAGATTTCGCATCGATGTTCAATAATATAATTAACAGCACGACTCATGGGAATTGTTCCTCTTATAAATAGTTATAGGGTTAAAATAGTGATATTCTATCTAGTTATAGATATTTATCACTTATATTTATAATAGTTATAAACTCAATTTTAAAAAAAATATGGCATATTCAAAAAAAGTTGTAGACAGATTCGAATCTGTTTTAAACAATCCAGAAAAACACGCAGTAGGTAGGTTCGACCCTAAAGACCCTAATGTTGCAACAGGATTAGTTGGAGCTCCAGCATGTGGTGATGTCATGAAACTCGACCTTAAGATGAATGGAGATTTGATAGAAGATGTCAAATTCAAAACCTATGGATGTGGAAGTGCAATTGCGTCATCGACAATGTTTGTTGAAATGCTCAAAGGTAAAACAATTGAACAAGCAAAACAAATTAAAGATAAAGAAATTGCAGAAGCTCTTGAATTACCACCTATCAAACTACACTGTTCTGTCCTTGCAGAAGAAGGAATCAAAAAAGCAGTAGAGAACTGGGAAGAGAAAACTGCATATAGAAAACACAACCAATGGGAAGACCCAAATGGTTATGGATATTAATTACTTGACAAAATAGAGTTTGGTAGTATAATTATATTATGGATAAATTAAAAAGACTAATCTTTTGGGTTATCAATTGTTGGAGACTTGTCATGGACAATCGATACAACCCACTAAGACATATTAAAGACCCCTCAATCCAAGGATACTTCACAATGGCATTATTTGTCATGTGGTCTTGTTACTTTGGTGTAGTTGCATTACACTGGATGAACTGGATAGGATATAGTATTGTTTGGTCAATCATAATTCACATGGCAGTCCTTATACCAATCATGATAACTAATGCAGTATTCCAACAAGCAGAAAAGGATGGTGCAAATTGGGCAATGCAATATAGATTTCAACAACAACAAGCAAAAATTAAAGACCAAGACCAATAATGATATTAACTAAAAAAAGATTTGCAGAAGCAATAGAAACAGTAGTATCAACAAAAGGACTAAACTATATCGATGCAATAATATTTTATTGTGAGAAAGAACATCTAGACCCAGAGTCAGTAAAGAATTTGATAACACCACCTCTAAAAGAAAAGATAGAGGTTGATGCAATGTCTTATAATATGTTAAAACCAAATGCAAAGAAAGGAAAAGGTAAGTTGCCAATATGAAGAAATTTAATCGTACACCACAAAGACAAAAAGAGTGGGGAAGAAAACCTAAGAAACATGATGGGCCTCCACCATTTGATGTTCTAATGAGAAGGTTCAAAAAGAAGTGTGAACGAAGTAATGTTGTTGCAGAAGTTCGTGAAAGACAATATTACGAAAAACCATCTGCAAAGAGACAGAAGAAGATTAATGCATGGAAACGAAGAATCAAGATTGATAAGATTCGTGAAGTGCAAGCATTGGAAGCTTATAAAAGAACACATAGGAATTAATTGTGAGTTGGCATGGATATGAACATGTTAATGCAAGGTTCGGATATGAAGCATACCAATTATATCTTGGAATAAAATTACACTATAATTCGGATTATGATTTTAACAAATACAATGGTAAAGTTAGTGCATCATTTGAGAGTTTTCTCAAAAGGTCTGATAAGTTTCAATTCTCTAAGTTACGAAAACAACATGGAGAAAATCTTAAAGACTACTATGTTGCAAACTTTATGCATAAAGACTATTGGGTAGGAGATTTATTAGGTGAAGAAGGAAAAGAAAACTATACAGAATGGAAGAAATACAATCAATCTCTTCTCTACTCTTTCGAGAAAGATATCAGATATCTTAACACACTTGAAGGGAAACTGGACAATCTATTTGATATTGGTGATTCTAGTCATCCTATCATTGTCCAGTGTATTTTATCCAAATCCATATCTTTTGGAACAGGAGTATTACTTGATGCCCTTGTTGGATGGAGTACCCGCGTAAAGATTACAGAACAATATGTCTGGCCTGAATTACAAAGAAGAATACAAAAGACTCAAGGGTTCTTGGGATACAATAATCAAAAGTTAAAACAAAAAGTATTAGAAGTATATGACAGTTGATGCAATAGTAGCAGATGAATTAAGACCAAATATGTACTCGTATTTGAACCTCTCAGAGGGTCGTACAGCATATATTATAGGGAATGGGACATCTAGACAAGGATTGGATTTAAACATCCTTAGCGGGGATATATGGGGTTGTAATGCACTATATCGTGACTATACACCAGACTATCTTACTATTATAGATGTCAGTATCATGGGTGAGTGCTGTGAAACAGGATATCCAAAATACAATAAATGTTATTTTTCTGGTGAGTGGGATGACCCATTAGGACACGAAGAATACAATGTAATTAAACAAACAATGGGTGTACCAGTAAGAGAGTGGATAGACCCAAGTCATTCTAAAGTGACTATGCATGGAAAGGGTAATGGGAATGTAGGTATCCTAGAAATGCAAGCAATAGGAATAGAGGATGACTATAAAATTTCAAAAGTAGGTGGGCCTGAAGAGGATTACCATCTATTTGAGAATTGGTTTTGTGGTACTACTGCAGCTGCAATGGCATCACAGAATCATGACTACAATAATGTAGTCTTTGTTGGATTTGATTCTATTTGGAATTACGATTCGACTAAATATAATAACATCTATGCTGGAACAGCATGTTATGGGACAGAAGACGACCCAGAGAACAACAGACTTGTTGAAACTGGTGACCAAGGTTGGATATCTCAGACAAATCAACTAAAGATTTTAGTTGACAGATTCCCAAACATAGACTATTATATAATGAAGGATGAATTAAGTGTATCTCCACTGGAAGATTACTTGGTTTAATACAATAATAATAAAATGCAATACAATGCTAATACGAGGAAATAATTATGTCTTTTCAAGACCTAAAAAAATCTAGAGGTGGATTCGACACCTTACAAAAGTCACTAGAAACTACTTCTGGTGGAACAGAAACTAAATCATACAATGATGACCGATACTGGAAAATCGACTTAGATAAAACTGGTAATGGTTATGCACAGGTACGATTTTTACCAGCATCTAAAAACGAGGATATGCCTTGGGTTCAATACTTTGACCATGGTTTCCAAGGGCCAGGTGGTTGGTACATTGAGAAGTCTCTAACGACTCTTAATGAGAAAGACCCAGTATCAGAACACAATACTGAATTGTGGAATACTGGATTGGAAGCAAACAAAGATATCGCAAGGAAACAAAAAAGAAGGTTGCACTATGTGGCAAATGTTCTTGTAGTTTCCGACCCATCTCATCCAGAGAATGAAGGACAGGTTAAACTGTTTAGATTTGGAAAGAAAATCTTTGAAATGCTTAAAGATAAAATGCAACCACAGTTTCAAGATGAAACACCAATGAATCCTTTTGATTTATGGGAAGGTGCAGACTTTAAAATTAAAGTTCGTAAAGTAGATGGTTACTGGAACTATGATAAATCTGAGTTTGCAAGTCCAAAACCATTGTCAGAAGATGATGCACAATTGGAAGCAATCTGGAATAGTCAACATTCTTTACAGGATGTGATTGCACCAGACCAGTTCAAATCTTATGATGAACTGAAACAAAAACTCGATAGAGTTTTAGGAATGACAGCATCGACTGCTACTGCAGCTTCAACTGCATCAGATTTTGATGATGTTGCATTTCCAAGTCCAGAACCAACAGTTGCAGAACCTACTACTGTATCAACAGATGTAGAGGAAGATGAGTCACTCTCATATTTCCAAAAACTTGCAAATGATGTGTAAGGATTGTCAAT